TCTAGAACTTCCATTAGAAACTCTTGAACGAATTTAGGTGTATCACTACGTTTTAGATCCAAACCCATAGCTTTGATTTTCCCACGTTTACCATTTACATCAAGACGTTTACCTTCTTTGTCATAGATGTTTACCGCATAACGTTTTTTCGTAATAAACAAAGCACGATCACCTACCAGTTCTCTACCTGCTTTTATGATTTCGCCATTACGTTGTGGACAATGAAATGCTGTGTTCATGAATGCGGGAAAACTTTTATTAGTATCGTTTGCCAATTCATCATAAATTTCGATTGCCTTTTCTTTTGTCCACTCTGTGGAATTTGATAATACACTTTCTTTGATGATTGGCCATATGGTGTAGTAAATGGAATCTGTATCTCCGTATATTACAGCATCTCCAGTAATACTGTATTCACCTGTTACCAACTCGTTTAATTTTGATCCCATGTGTTTTACAATTTGTCTACCGGATAACGTTACACTTTGGCCTATGCGTAAATCGTAGAATTTACAATGACGATTTAGTAGAGCGCCGTACGCCGAATTAAGCAAAATTTTTCTAACTAATTGGCGTTTATCTAAGAATTCTTGTTCTTCTTTAGTAGTAGCTTTCTTTAACTTTGCTTGAATCTGTTTACGTTCTTGATACCATCTAGACAACAATCCAGGAATTACACCTTCCTGTGCGTATGTAAAAATAGTACCATTTGCTGACAATACCCATTGTTGATTACTATCGTAGATCATTTTCCATATTTCAGCGGCACTATACGTATCACTACCACCACGCTCCCAGTCTATGGTTATCATGGTATCGCGTTCTTGATTCATTACTGCTGTGTACTCTAATGAACCGAATAGCCCTTCCCATAAGATTGGGCCGGTGATATCTTTGGCAGTTTTGTTTTTCTTTTCTCGCGCTAACTTTGTTTTTTTATCCTCGATATATTTTTCTGTTAAGTCTTGTCTAAGTTGTCCGATAATTGTTTCTGGGGCCATGTTAAGAGCGCGGATAACTGATGGGTATAGACTGTTAATGTCACACGCCGCGATCCATTCGTGCATGCCTCTTTTGGGCGTAGCAACATAGGCACCGGCGGCTGTGATATCTTCCTCTTCATTCTCGTCATCATATTCATCGTCCTTATAGTCAATTGGTTTATTTTGAACAATCAAATTTCTTTGATGGGCTTCATTAACAACAGCTTGCTCAATCATGGCAACACTGCCCATAACCTTTTTTAGTGGTACAGTGTTTTCATGTGCGAGTTGATTAGCTAAGTCCAAGAACTTTAGCTTATTATGAATTTTAAATACTAGTAATGTGTCCTGACGATTATAAACTATAAATTTTCGCCAATCACGATTATACAATTGATCGAGTGTACCTTCATATTGTGTTTTATTTTCGCCTACCTCCATTTCACCGATGTAATCAAGCTTATAGCTATGACGTTGTTCATAGTTGTATTTTTTGTACAATACAAGATAGTCCATGTGAACTCTGCCAACTAGTTCATAAACATTTTCTATTTTGCCGAACTTGTTAATAGTTTTTGGCATAGGCAAGTGATCGAACAGACAAAAACGTCTGGTATCATTTTTGCTCATTACTTTAGTGACACGATTTACTAGATATGGTATATCGTAGATTTCACTGTTCCAGCCAGTAAGTACATCAGCATCTTCAATTAGTAAGAAAAATGTTTCAAATAGATCAACTTCGTTGTCAAAAATGAATACATTATCAATGTCTTTTACTAGTTCAGTTGCCTGATCTATAGAGATATGTGCTGGTGGTATACATAGTGTAATCAGTTGTTCTAGCCAATCCAGATACAGTGTTATTGCTGTGACTTTATTGAACGGATCGGTAGTAGGAGCAAAACCTGGTCCTAACTTTAGATATTCACAACCATAGATACTAATCCATGAATCATTTTCTTGACTATAAACTAAGTAGTCATCTTTGTTAGGCAAATAACTTAGCTCATGAACAGTTATTTTTTTCTTAATTTTTGAATTTTTTGATTGAATCTCTACTATATGAGAATTAGGATATGCATATGGTTGCATATCAGACTCAATGTCGAAAAATGCAGTATGTAGTTTTGGTGATGGACGATCTAAATAGTTATCCGCTAGACATCTGAAAACTACGTTCACATCACTTTCAAACAATTTTTTATTTGATAGAATACGTTTTTCTTTTTGAAATTCACTATGCTTTCTGGTGCTGAATTTGCTTAGAGGATCACCAAACACGCTACGGTATTTGCCCTTTGGATCTTCATAGTACAATACGTAATTTGTTGGGTAATCAACATAGCGTCGAACACCATTTTCATCACGTTCAACTACGTGAATTATATCGCGGTCTTTGTTAAGGACAGCGTCAATATAACTCATAGAGTACGACCGACCGTTTCTAAAATTGTGTTCAATTCTTCCATGTCACGATTGACTTCGCCTAGCTTACTCTTGTTAGCAATCTTGATAGCTTTTTTTAGAACAGATGGCTTAATTTCAAGTTCTTCGGCGATTGCTTTAACTGTGTCAGACAGACCAGCATTTAAGTCTTCTATTTCTTGAAGAACTTTAATTCCCTCGTTGATCACTTGACTTAGTTTAATTTTTGCCTCGTGGTTAAATGTACGATTGTAATCACTCATGTGATGAAAACTCCTATAAGTTGTGGTTTGTGTATTATAATACAGCTTGATTATGGAAATCAAATTTTTTGAAAATGCCCCATTTTGAATAGAATGAGTAGCGAATTCATTGCGTATTGAGGTATGGGACGACCTACTCGGTCCTAAGGCCAAGACTGTTAACCGACTATCAGATATGTTAAATAATTTATATTTGCGCTATCTAAATTGTCGGTAAATTCTATTTGTTCTAATACAAGTTCTTTTGTGACGGCTTCATCATTATTTATAAATGTTAATGTGTCATGCACAGAAGTTGTATTATTGTTCATTTGAGTGTTGCTCTGAGCATCCAGCTGTGTTTTTTGTGTGAATCCATGCGTTCTGCTAGGAAATTACTTAATCCATGTTCGCCTTCACGTTCGGCTAAATCATATACCATTTTGAAAATTTTGATACACTTTTCACTATCACCTAATAAATCATTAATCATATCAAGTGCTTGAGGAACAGTAAGTTCATCCTCTATCTGAGATAGCATACTTAGTCTTGTATAGCTACCAGGAGTGTAACTGCCTAATTTTCTTATATTTTCAGCAAATGCATCTATGCTGCCATAAACTTCTTCATATATTTTGCTGAACAGCCCGTGATATTGATCAAAGTCTGGACCTTCTACGTTCCAATGATAGAAATGAGATTTTAGATAAAAACTAAATTCGGTACTGAATGCTATCTTCAGTGCTTTTGCTAATTCATCCATTATTTTTTACCCTTTTGTTTACTATTTATTCTTTGACTTTTTGGAACCGAACCAACTGGACTTCTAGGATTATCTACACCTATTGTTGCAGCAGTGCCGCTATATGCCGTTGGATTTAATTCTTCTTCACTTAAAGGCATACCAAATGCGCGTATTGCATCTAGTTTAACAGATGATGGTGAATCTTCTTTTAAATACCATCCTTTATTATTGCGATTTAGTTTAAACTCGGATATTAAAGTTTTCTTGTCGGTGCCTGATATATTGAAGTATAGATTGCTATCTTCATTGGCTTTTGATTTACCCCAGTTTTTAGCGCCTTTTTTACGACATTTTACTAAAGCGCCACTGGCGTATGCACTGGGCCATACTTTATATCTACTTTTAACCTTGTGATAGCAAGCATCTTTTTTCTCGGCTAACATTTCATCATCTACTGATAACCCACCACAATGTGGACAAATGTTTTCCATTGTTGATTCATTTTGCTTGTCAGCTAATGATTGTGTAGTTTTTTGTAGTCTATTAAATAAATTCCATCCTTTAAGTGCTCGACCAGCTGTTTCACTTCCGGTACCTGCTGCAATACCTAATGCACCTTTTGCTCCAGCAGCTAAATTACCTTGTTGAAGATTACTTGCGACATCACCTGCTTGTAATGCTAAATTAATTGGTCTAGCGGCAGGTATCATGCCTAACGCTTGTCTACCAGCGGCAGGCAAATCACCTTTAGCTAGATTTGCTCCGATATCTACAACGTTTGCTGCTTGACTTACACCTGGTATTCTACTAACTGCTTTGCTTGCCAGTGAACCACCTTGTCTAAATTCTTGCCATTTGTTTGCTAAATCTTGTGATCTAACTATTTGTTGTGCAACACGTTGATCTTCTGAGTTTGTAAAGTATTCGGCTGGTGGCTTAGGTCCAGGCATTCTGGCTATTATGTATGGATCTTGACGATTTGCGTTCCCTAGCCATTTTTCTTGTTCAGGACTAAATTCAAAATTTTCTCTTACGGGTTGTCTTGCTACATTTTTATTAACATGATGAATTGTTTGCCAATTAATTTCGCCAGTCTGTGTTAGGCCATTACTTTTTTGATATTTCCTAATCTCTTGTTTATTTGGTCGACCTGATTCGTCACGTAATCCGAGACTTTGCTGTGCGGCGTTTGATCTTTGTGTATATGCTGAATTTCTTGTTTTACCTTCAGTGGCGTTTTTAAGATAGTCATAGT